ACGTTCCGTCGGTGATTCCCTGAGCAAGGGATTCATCAACTGACATTCCCATGTCGTACCATACCTGGAAGCGTGCCGTGTCGTCAGACCATTTCCAAGCTTCTTTAAGCTTCTTGACTGCATTGTCACCCATAGTCTGAACAGCTGTCGTGAGCTTAGGCTCGTTTGTTGTGACCGCCGTCGTCATATCGGTTATGGTCTGCGTGGTTGCAGTCGTCATTTCCTCTTTATGAGCGTTGGCGTCCGCCTCCTGCTGCTCCCAAGATGCCTGAAAGGCTGCTTCCATTTCAGGAAGGCTTACATCCAGCGCTTCAAGCGCCATGTCGATTGCTTCTGACGATCCTGTTGAGAGAGCTTCGTTGAGATCTGCAAGGCCATCGATAAGGTCCTGCGTCTCTTCAAAGGCTGCACATGCTTCCTTGAAAGCTTCTGCAGATTCTCCGCCTTCATTAAAGGCGTTGACAAGATTCTCAAGTTCGCCTGCTGCCTCTGGTCCTGCGCTGATGTAGTAATTCAACAGTCCTTTGCTATCCGGCTGCTCATCCATGATGGCCTTAGCCTCAGCGATGAGTTCAGCATACTCCTTCATTCCCTCGGCCTGCTTCTGAAGGTGTTCCGCTATCTCATCCACACTTTCAGAAGCTCCCTCGTTGAGGGTTTCAAAGGCTTCTCTCTGACCGTTCAGCGACTCAACAGCTTTCTCTTTATTCTTCTCGTAGTCCTCATCCAGCTCTGCAAGGAGCCCCTGAAGAGTTGTGACAGATTCTCCGGCGCCATCCAATCCTTCTGAATATTCGTCTGTGGCCTGCGTAGCTTCCTCTGTCTTTGCCCGGGATTCCTCCATTTTATCCAGGAGAATGTCTTCCGAGTTATTGAGTTCTGTCATTGCGTCCTGGGTGTCGAAGTAGGACTGAATGAGTTCTCTCTGACCTTTTTCAAGAAGCATGTCTGCGTCAGAGAGTTCTGTGTATCTTCTGCATTGCTCCTCTGTGAGCTCGCTTACATGTTCCTGCAGATAAGCGTATTCATCATTGGCCTCAATGAGCATCTTGGCCGAGTCTGAGAGCTGATTGTTTATCTCAATCATCTGCTCCTCGACATCAAGCTTTTCTTTCTCAAGCTCTGTCAGTCTCTCGGTCATTGATTCAAGCTGAGCCTGATTGAGAGCTTCGTCAATGTAGTTTCTCCATCCCTCTGTAGTGGATGAGAGAACGTTGCCCTGTTCATCAATATAAAGATTCAGCTCAGGCATAAGAGCATTAAGCTCTCCAACTACCTTAGAAGCTTCTCTCTGATCGGTGACGAGACCGGTCACAGGATCCGATAATTCATCAATCCTCTGAGCGAGTCTGTGAGCTATTTCATATTGGCCGTCAAAGCTGCTCGTCATTTCATTGGTGGAATCAGCAAGCTTTGTTGCTTTGCTGGCCACATTATCGCAGCTTCTTATAAAAGTCTCGAGCTTGGGATTGAGCTTGTTTGCCTCATCGCTGAGGGCGACGAATGCTGTTGTAAGCCCTGCAACTGCAGCCACCGCAAGGCCGATAGGATTAAGTGAAAGAGCGACTGTGAATCCTTCTGTTGCGATTGTTGCTGCCACTGTTGCCACTTCATAAGCAGCATATCCTGCTCCAAGACCTTCGAGAAGGCTTGTTATTGTTCCGAGATTTTCAAGGAACCATGTAGCGCCATTGATTACTCCAGGAAGGGCATCTGTTGCAAAATTCACCATGTCGTCCATCAGAACTTCAAACTGTTCCGAAAGGCCTTCAAGCGAAACTCCGAGATCCCCGTCCTTAATTGCCTCTGTGAGTGTTCCTACCGCGCTCGTTGCTCCGTCTACCGCGTTCTTGGCGTTGTCGTCAAATACTTCATAGAAAGCAATCCCTAAACCTTCCAGGGCTGACTGCAAGATCGTAAGCTTTCCCTGAAGGTTGTCTGTCATGGTCCGCTGCATTTCTTCAGCTGCGCCGGCGCAATCACTTATCTCTCCCTTCAGGTTTTGGAACTCTCCTGAGGTCGCTTTCATGAGCGCATTGACAGCTGCGATGTCAGTCTTATTGAAAATGGTCTTAATCATGTTGGCCTTGTCAGCGCTTCCCATATCTGCGAGAGATGCGTTAAGGTCGATCATGATATCGTTGAGATTTCTCATGTTTCCGTCGGAGTCTTTAACTTCGACTCCCAGATCATGAAGAGCAATCTCTGCTTTATCTGTTGGCGCTGATAAAGAGAGGAGCACGTTTCTTAAGTGTGTTCCGCCCTCAGCTCCTTTAATTCCGTTATTAGCCAGGACGCCGAGCTCTGCGTTCATCGTCTCAAGGTCCTGTTCTGTAAGAGATACGGCGCCGGCGCATACAAGCGTAGCCTCGCCGAGCTGTGCTACTGAAGTATTGGACTTCTGAGCTGTCTTCGCCATCTCGTCGATGTAGTTATCAAGCTCTTCTGTCTCCATGCCAAGAGCAGCCATTGAATCCGTAACGAGGTCAGATGCATAAGCGAGATCCAGGCCTCCGGCTGCTGCCAACGTAAGCACTTTAGGAAGAACGGCTGCTGCCTTCTCTGCATCATATCCTGCAAGTGCAAGGTAATTAAGTGCGTCGCCTGCCTGAGAAGCTGAGAACATGGTCTCTTCTCCACACTTCTTCGCAGCATTTGAAAGCAAAGTGAATTTATCGCTTCCTTTGGCGATCTCTTCTGTTGTCATTCCCATTGTCGCAGCTACTTGAGACATGGAAGATTCGAACTGAGAGCCTGTGTCAAAAGCTGACTTTGAGATATTGGCGATTCCCTCAGCAATCTTCTCAACCCCTCTGATGATTGCTTCGCTCGCAAGGTTAGCCTTTAGCACATCTCCGAAGAGATTTGTTGATTCCTTGGCCTGCTCTGTCTCCTCTTTGACTTCTTCCAGGGCGTTGTCTGTATCATTAAGTTGTGACTTATAGCCGTTTAGCTTCTGTGTTGTCGCCTCAATCTCTCTCTTTAAGGCGTTCTGCTGCTCAACAGTCTCGTCTGCATTATCTGCAGACTGTAATTGAGCAAGAAGCTCCTTCTCTTTCTTGAGCTTTTCTTCTGTCTGCTCGATTGCCTGGGCTAAATACTGCTGCTGCTGTGCAACGAGCTCTGTGTTATTCTCATCGAATTTGAGGAGCTTGTTTGTATCTTTTAAAGCCTTATCTGTGGCGGACAGTTCTTTGTTGATGTCCTTAAGACCGTCCATTATGCCGGCAGTATCGGCTGTGAGTTCAATTGTAATTCCTCTAACTTTTCCTGATCCTTTAGCCATAATTTCTCCTTAGAAATTATCCATGTCTTCCTGTGTGGCTATTTCATCGTATTCTTCGCGGTCATTTGACATCTCATAAAACATGTCATAAATCATTCCGACTGTGACCTCATCAAGGTCTTTCATGGAAAGTCCGAGCTGGACAGCTCGCAAGAGAAATAGTGCAGCTGTCCACTTTCGCTCAGTCTTCTTTAGTTTTTTTTTGTGGTTTCGAGGGTTTTAAGATTCTCTCTCCACATATAGATGCATTGAGCAACTATTGTGTAGACGAAATATGGAGAGAACTCTGATAGCCATTCTTCAATCTGAGGCAGGGTGTTGTCATACTCCTTGGCCATCAAATAGCATACGTTCTCGGCTATCTCCTCAGAAGAGGTTGAAAGAGTCTTGGTTTCGACAAGCTCTTTTTCTAAAAGGGCCATGTCGCTTATAAGGTCTCTCCCAAAAAGATTCCTATATGAGCGCACTGTTCCGGCGCTGCACTTAACTCCAACGTTCTGATTCTCTATGTTAAATATTCTCTCCATAATTCGTTACTCACTTTCTCAGTCTGATTAAGGCTGGAATACTGCGCTGTACCATGTGTTATAAGCCTGGGCTGTATCGTCAGCCTTAGCCTTAACAATATTCTTGTTGAGGGTTTCGTTGAAGATCGAAGAAGCTGTCAGGTTGAGAGCTTCTGTCTGAACCTCTGTAGACTCTCCCTTTGTATTGCTGCCAAGAGTGGGCCTCTTAGCTGTGCAATTGTAGAGAACATGCTTCTGAGCCTTCTCGTCTGTTGTGAACTCAAACATGAGGGCGAAAGGCTTAGGAGATGCATCGGCTGTCTCAATGAGAATGCCATCGATTGAGTCATCCTCTCCCAGGCAATCCTTTTTGAAGGAGTCAGGAACAAGAGCGATTGTGAGATCGCCTGTGTAGCCTGTTGCTCCAGGAGCTGTGAAATACACTGAATCGTCAGCGTAGAAAGGAGTGTTCTCTCCAGAGGGTTCCATGGCGAGAGATACGGCGCCGGGGATCCTGACAGGGGTTCCGTAAGTTGCGGTTCCGTCTGCTGCGATTGTAGCAAGTGCGTAATGAACATTCTTAAGTCCAAACTTTACCTTACTCATCTAAATTTACCTCCATTGTGTAAAGTGTTTCGTACATCCGCTCATCGCTGATATACTGTTCTTCTTTTGTGTAAACAAGCCCGTACTCATCCAAAAGAGCCTCGATAACGCTTTCGTTTTCGAAATCTTTATTGTCTGAGTAAAGCTCTATATTTACCTTGGTGATCTTGAGATAGTTCCTGCCATCCGCAATAAAATCATTGCGCTCAGGATAATAAAAAAGGATATAGGGAAGCTCCGGGGCGTGCCCTACGTCCCACTGATAATAAGTGTGCTCAAGGCCTGTCCGACTTATCATCTGCTCTATTTCTGTGTAGGTCATTTAATAGCCTCCATTCTCAATAAGCTGCTCGATCTTCTTCACAACATTGTCAACTGCTTCTTCTTCGACAGGGGCAATATGAACTCTCGGATCAACTCTTCCGCCATTCCTGGATGCATGGCCATTCTCAAGAAGATGAGTCAACTGATATTGCTTGTTGTGAATCTCCGCCTCGGTGTAAGTTCTTCCGTTGAAGGTCTGAACATTCCAGCCTCTCGCATAGCGTCCGCCTTTCTTCTTCCTTCTCGGAGAAGTGGCCTTCAGTTCATCGGCTGCTGCCTTGGCTTCTTCTTGAATGGTTTCGCCTATTGCCCTGCACAGGCTATCTGAATAACCATTAAGGATGCTTTTCATCTGCTGTGAGAAGTTAGTTGCTGCCATTTAAGCTCCTTTCTCCCTCTGAGCATATAGCCGGATGAGGTCATTGAACTCCGTCGCATCATAGATGGCGTATCTTATGCCCTTATACTCTGCGACTTCCTCGCCCTGGTAATCATACTTGAACATCGAAAATTGATAAGTTGGTGTGAGGCCAAGAAGGCCGTTTTCTGTCTTCTCTGTGTGAGAGACATTGTTGACCTTGCAAAAGACCTGCCTTTTGGTCTCGGTCTTTCTTGCTACTCCTCGCTCATCGTTTGCTGTGGTCTTAGAAATCAGAAAGATAACATCGCTCCTATCCATCAGGCATCCTCCCCGTAATCGGTGTGCCCTGAATGCATGGATAATTGAGCCTTCTGTTCGTCGTAAGACGCCTTCATCCTGTCGTAAACCTTTGCATCATCGATGGTCCCGAAATTCAGCTTGCAATATGTTATTGTCGCCCTGATTATCAGCTCATCGGTGTCTTCTATGTTCGTGATTCCGGCAATTCCCATGTCAGCGTATGCTGCATTGATGAGATCCGTCAGCTCAGAATCAAAAGCATCTGTTGTTATCCTTAAAGCTAATTTGACTTTATCCAGCATGGCTTTACCTCAAAATCAAGGGGAAGCCCTGAGGCTTCCCCTGGTTGTCATTTCTTTGTTGCTTTCTTTGGTGCTCTTTTAGCCTTTTTCTCAGGCTCACCTTCAGGCGCTTCCGGCTCTGTGGCTGTTTCCTGTTGCGACGTCGCAACGGCTTCTGCGAGCTCTCTCTCAATGAGAGAAGCTGCTCTCTCGTCATCAAAGTCAAGTTCCTGACCGGCGTTATACATCTTTTTGGTGAACTTATCTGCAAAAGGCTTCTTTACGATAACCTTCATGCGATCAGCCCTCCGCTACCTTCTTTGCATTTACGAATGCGTAAGGAGCTACTACGCCGAGGCCTACATACTCCTTGCCGACAATCTTAACGAGATCCTTCTCAGCGAGTGAGAGGTCGTCGATCTTGATTGTTACGTTGTCGCCGTTAGGGAAGTTTGCCTGAGCGCCGTATCCGAAGTCGCCGATAATCATGTAGATATCGTCAACTGATGCTGCGCTGAATGCAGGAAGCTTGTCTGAGAAGACAATTCTGTCCTTAAGGCCATCGAATACGTCAACAGCGTAGTTGGCGTTGAGCTGGAGTGATACGAACTCGGCTTTTGTCTGTCTGTTCATGACAATATGAAGGTCCTTTGCCTGAGCAGAAAGAGTTGCAACTGCCCTAACGATAGTATCAAGAGCAGGGTTTCCGCTGAACACTCTAACTCCGCAAGCTGTTGCTGTTGATGCTGCAGGAGCTGATGTAATCTTTCCGACGAGAACCTCTTCAGCCTTCTCGACGATCCTCTGAGCAAGCTCTTTGTAGAGATATCCAGCAGTATCGACTGTTGTTCCCTCGATAGCCTCATCAGAAACGGTGATCCACTTCTTGATGTTCTCAGCCTTAAGCTCAACTGTACCGAGAGTTAATACCTCTTCGTTAGGAGCATTTGTTCCTTCAACATGGACAACTGCGCCGGTAGCTGAAAGCTCGAAGCCAACCTTTACGTTGCCCTTGAAGTAAGAATGCTTAACAAGGCCCATGAGCTGATGCTCTTCCCATGCATTCTTAATCTCTGTCTCCAGCATTGTAGGAACAGGGATCTGTCCGCCGGTTACGTTATCAGACAGAAGCGCTCTAACCTCTGTGTCGTCGTTGCTCTTAATCATGTTCAGGAATGCCTGAGCATATTCCTGGGAAGCTCTGATTTCCTTAAGTCCCATAGTTCTCTCCTCCTGTTCGAATGTCTTTGCTACTGTAGCCTGTGCCCGGCCACTAGCGATCTGTGCTGCAAGAGCATTTCTCTTCTCTGCGATTGCAGTAAGCTCTGCTCTTCTTGCTTCGATGGCGTCAACCTCAGCCTTGAGGGCTTCAAGATC